AAGAGTTTTCTTAATTATATTTATACTCTATTCCTGAAGATTTCTTTGTCCTCCCTTTAAATCATCATGCATAATCTCTTGAAGCACTCTTTCTTCTGGATCATTCGTTTTTTTGGGTAATGACCAATAATCTGTGGTCAAACTTGTAGTTCCCCACACTTCCTGCATATAATTTTCATTTCTATCAACTGGTGAATTGCCCATTTTACTCCTATTTTGTTAGAATAGAACTTTTTAAGGGGTTCCTATCCCTATTTTATTTATTTTTCACCCTCTTCGGATGAATTTTCACGTTCCTGTGCCGTCTTCCAAAAATATTCGTCCTCTCTACCCATTCCAAGTCGTTCAAATCCATTTTCAACTTGATAATATTGAGTCGAAACCTTAAAATCAGGCATTTTAGGGTCAACAGGAGTCAAACTATTGTCATAGATACGCATTCTATTATTTGGATAGAGTGCATACTGTCCATTTTCCAGTTCAATGAGGTTATGAGACTTGTGCTCAGCTGGATTTTCGCTTGTTGCATAGTCAACTACCTCAGGATCCTGATGATAATTGTCTAAAGTGCAAATATATGTTCCTTTTTGAATCCCATAGTCTCTTGTATATAGTTCATAGTCCATAGAACCAATGAATTGCTTTGTTACAGAGACCACCCCATAGTCCATACAGTTCCAAAACTGTAGATTAGGTAGATTCATATCAGGTTCTGGTGTCTCTGGTGCTGAGACAAATGCGCTGATGGGTAACTTGTCATACATTGCGGCATACTCGGGTAAGTATGTTTCAAAATAAAAAGTGCGCCCAGGAATCGACTTTGCCGATACCCAGACGCCTTTGACAAATTCACCATGACCGCTTTGGTGGTCCGTAAGATATTCTTTACGTACCCAAACCTCTACCGAGGGGAGGTTGCAAATAAGTGCTGCCATGATAAGTTAACATTGCTTTACTTATTTACCCAACATTAAATGATATAGAAATACGTTCTTCATCATTCATATTAGGTCCAACAACATGGCTTAACCAAGAAGGAAAAATATATAAACATCCCTCTTTAGGAGGTAACCACCATTGCGGACTATTATAAGGATTCAGTTCTGAATCAGAAAAAATATTATTCCAATCTCTCTCTATCTTTTCTAAAGCAGGATGCTGAAATTTTATATTACCGCATCCTTCAGGAGTTTTTATATAATAGACTCCTGAAAGAATACATGTAGGGTGAGTATGCATTTGATTTGAATTATACTTATGATTGATATTAATCCAAGTATTCATTAAAGAAATAGATTTATTGATGTTTAGTATATCTTTAGCAAACTCTTGACAGATCACTTCTATGTCCAAAAGAAAAAAGAATGGCGAATCAGAATAATTGATATTACTCGATTGCCATCCTCCAATATTTGAATGAGTAACCCCTGTTGGATTTTTAGAATACTCTTGTTGACATAATACTTCTATTTCATCAACAGGATAGTCAAGTTGCGTTTTTAAAACTGGTATTGGAAAAAGGTTTTGAACCTTTCTCACTTACCTTGTCCACGATACATTTTCTTCTTCCCGTTACGAGAAGTCGCGGCATATTTCGTGTGCTTACCACTCCCTTGACGAGTTTTCTTCGGCTTCCCCTCTATAAAACCATCACCACTTAATCCAACTCTTGAACGAACTGCCATAATAACTCCCTAATACTTTGTAATCTTTGTTTCTAAATCTTGTGGTCTTGGAAAACCTTTCTGATAATACTCTACCGAAAGGTCCTCCATCTTATCAAAATACTCCTCCTCCGTCAAGTTCTTATGTAATACTTTTCCTTTATGGAGAATTGTATATTCTGTCAGACTCATCAGATAACTCTTGTCTTCTCGTGTCCAACTCTGATACGTGGATCACACCATATCTCAAATCCTGCTTCGATAGCATCGAGACAGAATGATACATCCTCTCCACACATATCCTGTACCTCTCCACTCTCAAAGACTTGCATCTTAGGAGCAAACCATGGATACTTCATACCAGAATGCTCAAAGACTCCGTGCTTAAGAAGTAACCACCCAAATCCTGCATAATCTACAGTAAATGGTTTGCGACGCTTCGAAATACTCTCCCCAGTTTCATGATTCATCACTCCACCATTATTACGGAAGTCATCCTCTTCCATCCAATGTGCCACTGAAGTGGTCTTACCATCTTCTGTCATATACCATCCACTCGCAATGTCCTGGTCCATCAAAACTAATTGCCAAAACTTCTCAGACGAAAATACAATGTCACTATCAATCCATAATTGCCAATCATACTGTAATTTACCGTCCCATGGAATTTGATCCGGTCCTCGTAATACATTCGCACCTAAACACTTACATCTGGCAAAATTTACCATCGATGAATAATCTTGCGATATCTGAATACTTGCTCCGGCCTGTACTAAATCAAAACAAAGTTGTACAAAGTTTTTGAGATACGTATAAGAAACTCCTCTACCTGGTAAACAAAAGACAATGGACTTGCCTTTTACCATTTCCTTTGCCTTCGCATAGTCCCATTCTTGAGTACTCTCAGTTGGTTTGGGTGTCTTTGCTTTTACTGTAAATCCTTTAGCCATAACTGTAAATGAACTTCGTCACTATCATAACACTATATCTATACACCGTCAAGACCCCTCAAATCTCTTCGAGATCCTTAATAATAATACAATCATTCTCTACCTCGATATTTACTTCTGTTCCCTCGTACCACCCCTTCTCATCACATATCCATTCCGGTATCGTAATAACATGTTCCCCACTTACTGGGTCGATCTCTACAGTCGTAAAATTTTCTGCGGAATTTTTTTGCATATCTTTGAATCCTCTATCCGTTTTTTATATATGAAAACTTTTTTTTATTAGAGTGGTCCGCAGAACTCGAAGGGAACTTGGTCCCCTGAGTTATCGAGGTCGGACTTTGGGTCGTTTATAGCTTAAAGTAGTGGGGGGTTTTTATATACGGGGCACGGCAACGCATAACATAAGGGGGGCAATCACCCCCCACTGCTGTATCACGAACGAACGGTGCTAAGTGTTAGTTTGCGACGTACTTCCCTTTTGACTTGATTAATAGCATTACATCCTGATGGTGTCTTTGACGTGTTAATCATCACCCCTGTGTAATGCCTCCAAACCAAATGACGTTTTGTTCTGTGTAACTCAAATCCATTAGATTTCATGAGTTTTGTAACTTCTTTGATGTAAGTCATGATACGGAGAATTTAGTATTGTTGAAGTTGGCATAACTAAATTGCTCACGATTGACCAACTTAAATGTACCGAACTCATTGGAGTAGACATAACCCTCACCACCGATTGGAGTTTGTCCGATGTATGCCTTTGGACCATTATTACGGCAGAGATAGATAGCATCCTCTTTAATCGACTTAACTAACAACCAGAAACTGATGAGTTTCTCATTCATAAAGGTGGAAGCAATCACGGGACGATTCTCACGGATACAGGAATTGAGTTCCTGTTTAATCAGTGCTGCTTCCTTATCTGATACAAACTCAACGTTCTGTGCCATTACCTTAGCAAACTGAATTACATCGTCTAAGTCATGGAATCTCTTCAGTCCATCATCATACAAACCAGACGCAATCGTTGCCAGAGGTTTCACGAACTTACAATAGAATGTGTCTGTGATAGTGAAGTTCATCGGGTGTGCGATTGCGTCCCTTAAGTCACTCTCTGCTGTGTAGTAAGTATGACGTGCCACGATGATTTCCTCTTCTACAATGTTATCGAACTGATAGGTGATTGTGTTCGGTGTGTATTCATCAGTGCCACCGAATCCGATGAAGTCTCCCTGATAGATACCTCCGTTTTGTGGAAGATAGTCAAGGCACTTATGCAGGATTGTTGCAACGTTGCCCGTGTGGTTCCTATCAATGTCCTGATGAGATTCATTGATTTTGATCTTTACTTTGTTAAAGACGGACTTTGTACCCACGAAGAAATTACCAGTCGCAGGATTCTTTCCCCATACGATTGCAGGTGCCCCGTCCATCTTCACGGACAGATTACCCTCATTACGTAGACAATCAAGAGCACTTAAATCTCCAGTGAGAATAGAATCTTCGGGATGTTCGATGTGCTTATTTTGCATTTAGAGAATGATGAGAATGAGAATAATTGAGTAGAATCGGGCATAGATTGATGCCCATTCTTTTTTAGTTTTGATCATGCAAGACGCATACCGTTACGGAACTCAGTGGTGAAAAACTCTGTACCGTTCCACAGACGGATGAACCATTCAAAGTTTTTCTGGAATACACTTTCACCAGCAACTCCGTACTCTGAAAGGATTACATTCAGACGGGATTTTGTGGTCTTTGATTGATAACCACCGTCATAAAGTTTCATAGAATTTTCGTCGATCTCAGCAATCAGGTTGCCGTGTAGGTAGACCTTGCTGATACCGTCTTCAAGGGTGACGCATGTGTTCGCAGAAGTCCAGTTGGTGTTCTCCTCGATTGCCTGAACCATTTGGGTTTCGATTTTACGCATGAGAGGCAGGTAGAAAGGTCTGAGAGGTGTGGTGAGGTGCTGTCCCCTCCACTCCTATAAGATACACGATTTTGGGGGTCTGTGCCGTTTTAGTGGACACTTTGACCAACTGGCACAGGGTCGGACTTCTTAAGTGTTACTTAGTCTACACCATTTCCTGCTGTTGTAACATCAGTTGCTCCTCTGTAACCTCATCCACACAGTCTTGAATCATTGTGTAGATGTAATCAATCTGCCCAACATCATCAAAGATTCTTTCTACTAACTTAGGGTCATTCACCTCAATATCATAATCAACCTCACCATTTTCATCCTTCATATGAATATCTTCCTTCGTATAAATCCATGCTGCACATTCTGCATCTTCTCCCTGTTGTGCAATCATACTTGATACTCTGTCTTGAAGTTGCTTAAGAGTGTAGTTCATAATTTGAATGAGAGAGTGTTAGTTAGTGAATGAGTGAGTTAGTATCAGTTACCGAAGAATTCATCGTGACAATCAGCAACGAAATCTATCAGTTCATCGTTACAATCAAGACCGAAACGATCGCATACGAAATCGACACACATATCAAGGGGAGGCATCATCTCCAGCATGTAGTTTGCAAGGTCTGAAGCAATCTCTTCTTTGAGACGTCTCATATCACTTTGCATGGCATATGTGCAGGGGTCGGTGTAGGTTTGGTTTTGAGTGGTTTTGTTCATGACTCTACAATACACGGTTTTGAGGGTCGTGCCCATTTTGTGTGCCACTTTGACCAACTGTCCACTCGCGGCTGACCTAAGTATCATTTAGTGGCACTATCGTCCGCACCAACAATAAACCCACTTACGAATCCGCGGATTAATCCGTTCTGATAATTACCTTTTACAGAAGGATTGAGATTGAAGACTTTACAAACTGCCCAGATGAAAGTGAACATAATTCCAGCAGAAGTGATGATGGCAAGAGGTCCAGGCATTTGAATGAGTGAGTTAGTGTTACTTAGTAGTCTATCTTACCGTTGAGATATCCCTCCACATCAAACTTCTTATCATCTTCTCCCTCTTCTTTGTATTCAATCACATCATAAATCTCACCCGGCATGTCATTAATCTCAGAGAAAATGTCAGTGTCGAAAGTGTCGTAATCCATTTTAAAAAAAGTGTTAGTTAGTGTGAGTTGAGT